CATCCACTGCTTCCTTCATTTTTTTAAATGCAGTTAAACGAGGGCGACCTAAATTAAACATCATATTGGCAATTATTAATTGTGCCTCTTCTGGTAGATCATAGAAGTTGTCATATAGTATTGTGCAATCGTCTATGACCTTTTCTATATCTTCAACAAAACACTCATCAACTCTTTCTTTTGATACCTCAGTTCCAACTTCCATATTGTTTTCTGGGTCTTTAGCTCTGCATAAATGCCCAATACCAAACGTCTTATATCCTAGATGATCTAAGTAAATTTCATACTTACATCCTTCGTCTTCTATAAGTTGTTGTTTTAAAACTTCGATATCCATTTATCTTCCTTGTTTACGCCTTAAACATTCAACATGTTTATAATAGAAATAATTACCAATTTTATTGAAGAAAGTAGATAAACGCAACCAATTCCACATCATTTCGTCAAACCCTTCTGCTTCTCATATGTTCTAAGACCACCAAGACCTAGCATTCCCATTAAAACAGTCATAAGCGAACCCATGTCAAAGGTAGGAAGTTCTGGTATAGTTACTCCTAAATAAGCACATAAGAATATTGTAACAGGAGCTAGGACAAAATGCCAACATAAAGCTATGCCACAAGTCCAACCTATGAATGGTCTCCATCCAGCCACAAATATAGATTTATGCTGAGCTTCTGCTTTGTTTATTTCTAACTGACCTTTTGCTAGTTCCTGAGCGTGTTTCTCTGACATTGTTGCTATATCGTGAGCCAATTTAGCCTTTTGGTCTTTATCTTCTATGAATTTGTCTAAAAGTCCTGTAACGGGACCAATTAAAGCTTGCAACATTAATATACCCTCACCTTATTTGTATCTACATTAGCTACCAATTTACACATACATTGATAAACTTGCTCTTTATCATTTTTTTTAATAATTTGATTATGCAACTGATTTTTATAAGCCAAACAGTCATTTATGTTTTTAAAGTATATAAATTCCATTGTAGCCCCTAAATAACAGACTAGCATGAACGCAGTCACTTTCTAGACATCCATGCAGTAGTACCCATATATGCCCCAACTATTCCAGCGCCTGATAAATAAAATAAGTTCGATATATCACTCAACGCCTTTACCCTTTCTATATCTACAAAAAACATAGCTAGTGTAAATACACCCATAGCTATCAACGTGTATCTAGCCATCCTAAGTTGTGCTAGGTGTTTCCTAAGTTCATCTTCAGTTTTCTTTATTTCTTTTACATGTGATAGTTCTTCATCAGTTACAACACCATCACCATCTTGGTCGTATTCTTCGTATTTACTGTTTTCTTGAAACTTTTTCATTTTACATTTTGTATATAATAGTTGCCATAAATACAATTAGTGTACTTGCAAAGCCTATCATTATGCTTTCAATTCTTTTAATTCTTAGTATTGTTTCTTTCCAGCGTTCAGCACAAACGGCTTCGTGTGTGTCTAATTGAGCTTTAACTTCTGTAGTTTTTACCATGTGAACCTCATTTATATACATACATAATACACAATAAAGTCTTTTTAGACTAGCCCATTATTTAAAAGGTTGTCCACAAAACCAAGCTACTAATGAATACCTAGTTCCTTTTGTTACTGGTCTAACTCTATGAACCATATAAGAGGGAAACACAATAACAGTACCCATTTTTTCTTTAATTAAACCACTATTATTATCAAAAAACTCAAACTCTCCACCTTCATAATCTTCGTTGAGAACAATTGTCATTGATAGTTTTCTTACTGCTCCATGTAATAATTTATCATTTGGATTATTAAATCTAGTGAAACCATTACCATCAAAATGAAATTCATAGTGTCCATTCTTTTTGTATCTTGTTATTTGCATAGGTTCGCAAGCATCAATTTTGAAATTCCAATTGGCATTTCTGTTTGCAGTAAGAAGAAAATTCCAACACATATTGTAAACAGTTTCATCATCAAACCAAACAATATCAGCCTTTCTTGTATTTGTATCAAGATGTTTTCCATCTAACAAATTGTTTTGAACCTCTGCCTTTGTCCATTTATTTTTGCCAAATCTTATTATCTGCTGACAAGTTTTTTTGTTGATAGCATTTTTAAAAACCCAATATGTATGAATTGCATTTTGTATGCCTTCTTCATTAATATTTTCTTTTACTAGTTCCATTTTAATCTCTCAAATTATTAGGTGGCATTGCAATAAAAAAATGAGTTATTGTATATCTACCATAGCCAATTTCTTTTGGTTTTGTGTGCATTTTAACTGGAGTAACTTTATGCTCAAACATAGATGGAAAGAACAATGCTCTGTTCTGTTTTAATTTAATTTTTTGTTTAGTGTCTGGGAACACAAAATCGCCACCCTTAAACAATCTTGGCTCTCGTACAAACCAAATGAGCATAGTCCAAGCATAATCGTCCCAGTGAGAATCATAAAATTCACTATCTTCATAATATGATATTAATGAACTATCTGCATTTGTAGACATAAAACTATTACAAAAAGGTTTTATTTCTCTAACAAGATTATGAAACTGTGGTGTTCGTACTTTGTACATATAATTAAATATATTACTTCTTTGTCTCCCTAATGGTGTATAATATTCTTGTATATGAAAGCGATGTGCTTTTGATTTTGGTTTACCATCTTCATATGTTGCCACAAAAGTATTCTCTGCTCTTTCTATGTTTTCTTGAGATGAATAAAAGTCTAATTCTTTCCAGATATTTTTTTCTTCTTGAGGTGTATACCAATTGTCAATAACAATAAAAGGTGTTTTTCCTGTTTTCATAACTTGCACTTCCCAATTTTGTGAGATTGGTTCTATGCCACCATTTATTGGACTTAACAGTTCGGGATTTGCTGAAGACTTATATTGTTTGTTGTTTGTTATATCATTCATTATGTTTCCTCCATGTAAAGCATAATGACTTTTTTATATCAAAAAGTAAACCTTTAAAAAGGTTTTTTTTAATGGTTAGGAAATATACGAATTGCCACTTGTAATTGCATTATTAACTGTTGTCATATCTTCAGTTGTCCAAACATCGTAACCAACGAGAGTTTCTAAAAATGCAACATTATGGGTAACAATATCTTGTTTATCATTATCAGAAAGATTATCAAGGTCTTCTTGTGAAAGTGTTGAAGCATTTCCACTTATTATTTCTTGAATCTTTGATGCAAAATCTTGCATATCATTATAAATGATTTGTCTAAAATCAGCATCGTTTTGTAACAATGTTTCTCTTTCTTCTGACATGACATACGTTGGCATTATAAAAAACCTCTCTTAGTGAATTTAGAAACTTAAGTCTGGTGGAGGATTTGCAGAAGTGTAGAAAGTCACTTTAACGTATCCTGCACCTCCTGCACCACCAGTTCTAAGACCCATATTAGAACCTGCTCCACCACCACCTGAACCATTGCTACCAGATGAACCACCCTGATTTGCACCTTGTGAACCACCTGATGATATTGGAGATGCACCACCTACACCACCAGTCATAGTACTCATAGTGGCAGTACCTGCTGACCCAGAATTACCAGTGTTTGCAGTTACATTGTAAGCACTTCCATTATTACTTGTGCCACCACCAGAACCACCTGCATTGCCTGCTGGTGGTTTGATTGTACCACCACCACCACCATTACCAGTGGCTACAGTCGTACCAGCAACACTAGCATAACTTGATTGACCTGACGAACCAGGTTGAGAACCTTGTCCTCCTTGTTGTCCACTATTCATACCTCCACTTCCTCCAGAACCACGAACAGCAGAAAAAGTTTCTCCACCACTGACATTGTAGTAAGCAATGATGTTACCACCTGCTCCACCTCCACCACCAGCAAAGTAAAACATTCCACCAGCAGAAGCACCACCACCACCAGCACCAATGATTTGGACTCCAACTGCCCGTACATTATCTGCAATAGTTATGTTAGTTGTACCTGCACCAGTAAATGTTTGTGGGTCTGGTGGAGCATTACTAGTTCCACCAAAGTCGCTTGACATAGTGATTTGACCAGAAGCGGGAGCATTACCTTTACTATAATATTCAGATAACTGTATAGGGTTAGAACCACCATATTCTGTTTGAATTTCTGATAAAGTTATCTGTGAGCCAACTGGAGGTAGTGCCATTTACTAAGCTCCTTTTAATTCATTTATTTCTTGCTTAAGCTCTTTGATTGACTCAATTAATAGACCTATGATTTGGTCGTATTGTACAGTCTTATATGCCACACCATCGTCAGTCTTCAGTGGCAACTCTTTCTCACTTACTGCACTTGGCAAAACCTTTTCTACTTCTTGTGCAATAACACCTGCTGATTTCTTACCATCTGATTTGTATGTAAATGTGTAACCATTTAGCTGACTTACTTTGTCTGTAGCATTTTCAATCTTCTCAATGTCTGTTTTAAGTCTTTCATCTGATACAGTTGTTGAATAAGCAATTACGTCACCATCTGCATGGAAATCACCATCTGATTCCATACGAAATTCGTTACTGTTGTCGATGTAAAAATCAATTTGGCTTGCACCAACTACAATTTTATCTGCGTTACTAGCACCCTCAAATGCTCCACTTGATGACTGCACATTACCTGTTACATAGATGCCATCTGTTGCTGTGTTTAGTTTTACAGAGCCATTTTGATATAAATTTACTGTTCCACCAGTTCCAGTGTCTTCGCAGTAGATAAAATTATTTCCTTCTCTATCTTGTACATAAACGTCTGTTCCACGAATTACCAAAGAGCCAGTTCCAATATCTTCAATGTAGCTATTAGACCCATCGTGTCTAAGCTGAAGGTCATCGCCAGAACCAATTAATATATCATCATTATCTTGTAGGTCTATGTTGCCACCCATTGTAAGTGTACCACTAATATCAGCAGCACCATTGATGTCTAGGGTAGTCGCTTCAAGTTCACCAGAGATAAGCACACCATCTGATTTGGTGGCTAGTTTTTGACTGTTGTCGTAGAAAAGTATTACATCACCATTAGCAGTTCCCACCAAATAGTTTTCATCTGTGGTAGTTGTTAGTAGTAAATTTTCTGCTTTTAATCTTAAATTACCAGTACCTTGATCTATGATATAACTGTTTGAACTATCGTGATAAATCAGTAAGTCTGCACCTGCACCAAAACGTACTTGTTGATTATCTGCAAAGTTAATAAACCCACTACTGTCAGCAGTCACAGTCTTTGATGCAGTCACTTGACCTAATGTAGAAATGTCATTGTAGTTTAGTTCAGTAGCAGTAGCAGTAATAGATGTGCCACCTATTTGTAATGTTGTGGCGTCTAATGTTACTACACTTAAATCAGCAAAAGCGTCAGTTACTGCTGCTCCGCTGCCTGCACCATCCAAATATACTGCTTTTGTAGCCCCACTTGGTATAGTTACATTTGCCCCACTGCCTTGGGATATATTTATAGACTGACCACCAGTTGTAGCGTTTTCTATAAATTGCAATCTTGATACAGTATTTGGAGCTATAGTTAATGTTCTTGTAGAAGTTAATGTCGCTGAGGATGTTACCTTGAAATACATCGCTCTTGCTGGATCACTTGCTCCATCTGCTATCGTTGTTGTGGCATCTGCATCTGTGGTGAAACAATCTTGGGTTGCATAACTTAATCCTTCACCAATCAACTCTAA